ATTGATAACGTTGTCACCCGAACCTAAGAACGCACACTCTAACTCTTGTGATATCTTTCGTCTATCAAACTTTAATTTTTTACACATAGACTCAAACCAACTAGAAAAAGGTTTATAACCCATGTCTAAATAAGTTTGATATTCATCTTGTTTTAAATTATATGTTATATCTTCTTCTTTATACTCATCTCTATTTAATAAGAAATGTACAATATCTTTAGTTTTAACCCAACCCAAATCTTTTGTAAATCTAGGGTCATAATACCAACTAAGATAACTTATTTTAAAATTATTTAATCCTCTAATAGATTGGTCAAATACTTCATAATAAATTTGGTCAAACCCATTTGGTGTAGATATTACTATTACTTTACCACCTGTAGCCAAAGATGCCATACAAGCAGCCCATAAATCACCACCAGATTCTATATATGCAGCTTCATCAAAAACTAATATAGTGGGAGTGTAACCCCTAAGAGCATCTACTGAAGTAGCGACTGCTTTAACTTCAGAACCATTATTTAATTTATAATGTTTTTGTGAATTTTTATCTTTATCAAAACCAACATTAATCCAATCAGGCCATTGTCTTAAAAAACCTTTAATTTTATTTGCCATTTCTGTAGCTGTATCTAACTTATTTGCTAGAATCAAAATCTTTTCTGGAGATTCTTTTGAGGCAAATTGTAGTTTTTTTGATATCCATCCTGCTGTTGCTGTTGATACACCAGCTTGTCTGTATTTTAAAACTATGTTATCAGAGTAATTTTCAAAGTCCTCAATCATTTCCTTTTGTTCTGGAAATAACACAAAAGGAACATGTTTTTGTTGAGTATTGTCGTATGTTTGCAAATATGTTTTAAGTGCGTATGGTGTGTTACCATGGCACTTAACATATTCTTGTATGAGTTCTTGTTTAGTCATTCCCATACTTATAAATATTTAAAATGTATTTTACTAAGATTTTGATTGGTTTCTAAGGAATTCTAATTCACCTTTTGATAAAGATGACATACCACTTCTACCAATTTTATCTAATATATCGTCAATATTATATTCTTTACCACCATCATTTTTTGGTAAATCTAGAGTACCTAATACGTCACCACCATCATCATATATAGTGTCACCTTCATCATCATAATATTCATCCTCATAAGATTCTTCATTTAGTTGAGCTATGATATCATTAACCATTCTTTCTAATTCTTCTTTCCCTTCTTCTCCACCACTTAGAATTTTTTTAGCTAATCTAAACATGTCTTTAGCATCCATACTAGCAAACTCACTAAATAAATAATTTTGAATTTCTCTTTTATCGTCTTGTAATAATTCATGTGGATATGACTCTCTAAATTTTTCCCAAATAACTGGACCTAATCTTAAATCCCAAACTTCAGCAACTAAAGTATCTTCAGAATCCATAACTCTTTGAGCTTTATTTGGGTCGTCTGGTAATCCCTGAGTTGCCAATACCTCCATAACACCTTTAACTAACTCATGAACTAATACTGGGAAAGTTATACCTCTAGCAATAACAGTTGGTGGGTCAGTGTCTGGGTCAACTTCTTCTTTACCAGCCATACTACTTCCACTCTGTGCCATCATCATTGTTGTTTGGTCTGGCATAATCCAATAAACCAAATCATTTATTGACATCATAACCCCATATAAATTAATTAGATTTGGGTCGATATTATTTAATTCATCCTCAACTAAATGAAACATGTAATGTCCTTTTTTAGAAGCTCCTTGTATTAATTGGTTTAAAAACCGTCTTTTTTGTTTCTCCAAATCAAAATCTTCGAATTCTTCCATAGCCTCTTCTTCAGAGTCCATTTGTTGTTCTTGTGATTGGCCCTGCATTCCAGACATATCTATCTGACCCATGCCGACAATTTTAGCGTCAAATTGTAAAGCGTCTTCTGGAATTGCCATTTCTTCTCTAACTATTTTAACAGCTAATTCTTCTAATTCTTCTTTATGTTGTGATTCTAATTGTAATATTCTTTGTGTTGCCGCCATCATCATTTGTTGTAATTGCATGAATGATTGTGGGGTCACATTTCTTAATCCAGTATAATTTTTAACTTTATCAACAACAGACTTAAACCTTTCAGAAGCTACTAATTCCTCAAATTTACTAGGAATCCCACTTGGGTCTACAGATGGAAACGCTTCTGAACCAGCACCTGGAAATTCACCAGATTCAATTTTTCTCTGAATACTAGGGTCCATTCTTTCTGGTCTATCACCATAATCTATTGGTGCTTCACGTAAATTTTTTTTAAATCTTTGTATTCTTTTTTTATTCCACATATTAGTTATTTTATTTACGAGCTTTAGGTTTTGGTCTATGTTTTGGTTTATATGGTGACTTTCTACCTGGTTTTTTAGTCGGTGTAGGTGTCTTAGTTGGTGCTGGTTTTGTTGTAGTATTTACAAATAAACTATCAAAGTCCAACCATGAAGGTAATTCATATTTAGCATCTTCAACATCATTATCAATCACTTCAACGTCATTATCGACCATTTCAACATCTTTTGTTTTTACAGCGATTTCATTTAAAGTTTTCAAAAATTGTGATTTAGTCATATAAGGTCTTTCATATTTTTCTACTAAATTCAATAACCACTGTTCTGTAATTCTTTGTTCATTTTTTTCTAAAGGTAAATTTTCTGGATTAGGTGTGCTTGTAAAATCTTCAATTTGTTTCATAGTCATTTCTTTTGCTGCTTTACGAACAGCATTATCATTTCTTCCATCACCACATTTTTTATATTTACTTTTTTTACAATCTCTAACTAACTGATAAAAATTATATTGTTTTTTAGAAACAGCTACCTCAAGTAATTGTTTTTTGGTTAAATAACGTTCAAACATTCCCATCCCATCATTAGCTTTTGAATTATTATCTGGTCCTACTTGTGGTGCATCTTGGTCTGTATCCATACCATCAGCATCTTTTTGTGTACGAACTAATTCATCGTCTTCGTGTAAACCACTACTATGACCTCTTGGTCCTCCTGATTTAAAATGATAAGCTGGTCTTGGGTCAACTTCTCTTGCTCCATATTCATTCATTTCACCAGCAAATCCACCTTCATCCCAACCATTACCACCGTAAGAATCTGTTGGTCCGTCTGAATCAAAACCTCTAGCGTCTGGATTATTAAATGATGGTGTGTCTAAGTAATCTGCATTTTTACTATACCTTCCCGCGTCACCTTTCATTCCACTACGAACAAATCTTCCTTTATTATCTGTAGAATAATAAGAGTCCATAGGACCTTGTGAATCATCAAAACCTCCAGCGTATGGGTTGTAAAATGATGTGTCATCAAAATCACCAGCACCCATATCCATAATTTCTTCATCTAATTCACCATCTTCCAATACTTGAACTTCTTTACCACCTTTTATATAAGTTTGTATGGGTTCATTAAATTTAGTTAATTCTTTTTCTTCACTCATTTCAGTTACTTTTGCAGTATCTCCTGTTGTATCAATTTCTACATTTCCAGCATTATCTACATCAGATGTAACTTTTTCTATAAAAGATTCTTTTTGTTCAGGATTTTTTAAATCATAAGTTGTAGTGGTTGACTGAGTTGTTGTTTGTTCACCCAAAACTTTACTACTCAAAGCTTGTAACTGTCTGTCATCAAACTTTAAAAGGGTTTCAATATTGAACCCTTCTTTAACTAATTTAGATAGTGTGTCTATTTTATTAAATTTTTTCATGTTTTTCTGTTTCATTTGTAGTTAAAATTAAATCTCTAGAATATAATTTGTCAGTAACAGATTCTATAGTTTCACCAAATCTAAAAACTAATCTAGAACTATCCATATTTTCTTCATCATATTTTTCCCAACCTAAAGCAATGACATCATCAATAGCGTCAGTAAATGAAAAATAATCAGAATTTTGAACTAATTCAAATTCTAAACCTTCTTTTGAAAGTACACCGACTTTTTCAATGTACTCAATATCAGGTGGTAGTGGTTTTCCAAGTGCTGGGACAGAATCCCAATCTGGCCCCCAAATATCTGTTAAGTTTGAAGAAAATATAAATTCGTATACGTAGTTACCTCTAAAGTTAGAACCTAAACCATTAATGTATACTAATTTCATATTATATAATTCTACCAGTTGTTGATATTTCTACCAAATTATTATTTCTTTTAAAAACTAAACCACCTCTTTTATTTTTACCTATAAAATTAAATTGTCTATTTTCTTTTAAGAAATTTTTAGTTGTAATTTCTTGTTCATAAGAACTAAAAGAAGATTCCAATAATCTATTTCTTTTTATTTGATTAACACTTTCTTTTAAAAAATTATCTTTAAATGAGTTAATTCTTTGTTTTCTTTTTTGTTCTTGTAATCTTTTTTGTTTCTTTTCTCTAGGTGTAAGTTCAAAGTATTTTTTAAGTGTTTTACCAACGAAACTTTCATTGAAAATGTCAGCTACAGCATCAATAGCGTCAACATCCTCAACTTCTCCACTAAAATTTAATGTATCTTCTTCATTAACATCTATATCTGTTTTAATAGTTACTGGATGCATTTTACCACTTCCTTTAGGAAATTCAAATACTTTTTTACCTTTGTCTCTAGCTTCATCTGCAGCTAATACAAAAGCATTTTCGTCCATTTCTTTTTCTTCGTTGAATACTCTATCCGCAGCTCTTTGTCCAAATCCAATTGCCGCCATTCTAGCTAGTGCTCCTAAATTTTCATTAGTTTCTTCTTCATAATCACCCATCATTTCTTCAGCCAATTCTGTTTCTAAATCTAATTCTTCATCACCCATATCTAATTCTTCTTCACCAGATAAATCAACATCAAATTCTCCTTCTTCAGTATAATCAACATCTTCATCTTCAAATTTACTTACAATTTCATCTCTATCATCTGTAGTTAACTTTTCTAAATCTACAGCAGATATAACTGAATTAAGTACGTATTTAATAATGTCAGCTGTCATTTCTGGTTCTGATAATTCTCTTAATTTTTGACCTAACTTTCCAGTTAATTTTTGTATAGCTTTTGTCACATCATCATCATCTTCAGACATTTCACCTTCTACTTCAGTGTCCATTTCAATTTCAGTATCACCACCCATGTCAAAATCGGTATCAACATCTAATTCTTCATCACCAGTTTCTAAATCCATAGTATCTGAAATACTTAAATCCGTATCATCTTCTTCTGATTTTGGTTGTTTAAGTACAAATTTTTTATCTTCCTCTTGTTCCCCAATTAAATTTAATTGTCTACCATTATTATAACTTTCATTAATAGGTTTCATTAATAAATTAAGTTTCTTTAAAGCTTCTGCATAAGAATTGAATGTATATCTTGAATTGTTTCTCATACCATTAAGATATGTAAATCCTTTACTTCCTTCCTTTAAGATTAGGTATTGTGAATTTTCTCTGATAATTCCATACCTATTTCCGTCAGCTGCTTTTATACTATACTCTAATGAAGCTGTTTTATGGTCTTTGGTTTTTTTTGTAATACCATAATTAGCTATTTCCATTATTCTTTGGAGTTTTTTATCTAATGGAAGTTTTTCACTCCCTATTGGTTTTAAATCTGCCATTTTTTGTTATTTTAATTATTTTTTTTATTTTAACTTTGTAAATAACCCATACCGATTAATGTATAAGGGCTAGATGGGTTTATTGTGTTTCCACTGTATGTTGCTCTTTGTGCGTTACCGTCTGGGTCTAAACAAGTTCTACAATCACAAGTAAAACAAGCGTTTGTTGTTGTACCAGTAATATTCTTTATTACAACATCTAAAGAGTTGCCGTCACTAATACTAACTGTAGCACCATTTATAATTAAACCAGCTACAGCACCACCAGAAGCACGAACTGAAGTACAAGTTTTACCTGTTAAATCACCAGCAGCTGTTAAAAACGGTTGTATTCCCGTTCCACAATACAATTCTTCTCCAAAAGATAATCCAGCGTAATTTGCCATAATAAATTTATTTTTTTATATAAATATTAACTCCAATAGAAAAAAAACTATTCTAATCCAAACTTAGAGTCAAATCAAGTACTTTATTTTTTAAATCAAATAGTTTTTTAATATAACCACTTCTTCTTAAAAATTTAAAGGTTAGATTCTCGTCAGAATACTCACCCCCTTCTTCTAACCCACTACTTCTAAATTTTTTAAGTTTTGTTTTAATTTTTTCTATTAATTCTAATATTTCATTTGGTGATTTTTGATATGCTTCATGATGAATGGAATCAATTATTTCCATCCACCCTTGTGATTTTTCTAATATTTTATCAACATCTACTTCTATTTTAGTTTTACTAGGTTCTACAATCCATTCATTGTATAATACAGAATAAACACCAGTAGAATGGTGTACTTCATCTATATCTTGAGCATATACCTCAACCTCATAACCCTTAACTTCGATATCATGTGAAGCGTTCCAAAGATTTTTTTTAGTATTTAATATATTTTTAACTAAATCCACATTTTCATCAATTGATTCATAATCAATTAATAAATGTAAATCTATATCTGAAAATTTAGACCAATTATAATTACAAATACTTCCAGTTATTGTAATATCAGCAATATCACATTGTTTAGTGTCAACGTCACAATCTAAATTATCAATATCTATGAAATCCAAGAAATCATTAGCTATAAGCAAAAGTTTATCCCGAACTTCTTTTCTTAGAACATAATTTTTATTTTTGTCTAAGGTCCAAATTTCGGGATTTAAACTTTTTTTCTGATTAAAACTTTTTAAAATTCTATCCGCTAGATTCATACCTATAAATACTTCACTTTAACGTAAGTTAATCAAGTAATTTATATTTGTACTTTTTTGTTATCTCTTTATTGAAATAAACACCTTGGCTTTTAGCTATTCTTAATCCAGCAGCTACATCATCGGGAACATCTTCGTACTCGTATTTTCTGCCACCATTAAACTCAATTATGAGTAATTTGGTTTTTTTATTATAAATCGAACCTTTTATATTTGATGATTTATATTGGTTGATAATTCTATCACCGCTGTATACTTCTGATAGTACTCCCATATTATTTCACCTCCTCAAATTCTACATCCGTAGTTTCTTCTTGATTATTCTCAGTATTTTGAGTTCCTTCTGTTTGTTGATATAATTTAGTTGAAATTGTCTGCCATTCCTTATTTAAATTTTCCAACAACATTGACATATTATCCATGTCTTCATTTTTGTGAGCTTCTTTAAGTTCATCCAAACACTTATTTAGTTTAGTTGTGTCATCTTCATTTAATTTATCACCAAACTCTTTCATCTGTTTTTCAGTTTGGAAAATCATAGTATCAACTTCATTCAACTTTTGAATTTTGTTTTTCTTTTCTTCATCTTTAGCTGAATTTTCTTTTGCTTCCATTTTCATTCTTTCTATTTCTTCATCAGATAAACTACTTCCAGACTCAATCTTAATTTTCTGTGATTTTCCTGTTCCTTTATCATTTGCACTTACATTTATAATACCATTAGCATCAATGTCGAAAGTTACTTCAATTTGTGGAATACCTCTAGGGGCTGGTGGAATGTCTGTTAATTGGAATCTTCCTAATGTTCTGTTATCTACAGCCATTGCACGTTCTCCTTGTAATACGTGAATATCTACTGATGGTTGATTATCCGAAGCTGTGGAAAATACTTGTGACTTAGACGCTGGTATTGTAGTATTAGCATCAATTAATTTAGTCATAACACCACCCATAGTTTCGATACCTAAAGATAATGGTGTAACATCTAATAATACAACATCATTTATATCACCAGATAAAACTCCTCCTTGAATTGCAGCTCCCATAGCAACTACCTCATCTGGATTAACACCTTTAGATGGTTTTTTATTAAAGAATTTTTCTACAGATTCTTGAATAATTGGTATTCTAGTTGACCCCCCAACCAAAATAACATCATCAATATCGTTTATTGTTAATTTAGCATCTTTAAGTGCTTTTTCACATGGTTTAATACTTCTATCAACCAAATCTTTAACCATAGATTCAAATTTAGAACGTGATAAGGTAAGAACCAAATGTTTAGGTCCTGTAGAATCAGCAGTTAAGTAAGGTAGATTAATCTCAGTACTTGGGGATGAGGACAATTCTACTTTTGCTTTTTCAGAAGCCTCTTTAATTCTTTGTAATGCCATAGTATCTTTACTAATATCAATACCATTTTGTGATTTAAATTCATCCATAACCCAGTCCATTATGGTTTCATCAAAATTATCACCACCTAAGTGAGTATCACCGTTTGTGGACAAAACTTCAAATACACCATCTCCAATTTCCAGAACTGACACATCAAAAGTTCCACCACCCAAGTCATAAACAACAACTTTTTTATCCTTATCATCTTCTAAACCATAAGCTAATGAAGCTGCGGTTGGTTCATTAATAATTCTTAAGACATTTAAACCTGCAATTTCTCCAGCTTCCTTAGTAGCATTTCTTTGTGAATCATTAAAGTAAGCTGGTACTGTAATTACTGCATCTGTAACTGTTTCACCTAAATACTCTTCAGCTGTTTTCTTTAGATTTTGTAATACAACAGCAGAAATTTCTTGTGGAACATACTTAGTATCTTCTATTTCTATACCAATACCATCATTGTCTATTTTTGATACTTTATAAGGCATTTTAGTAGCTTCTTTTTTAATTTCTGAGTACTTACTACCCATAAATCTTTTTACAGAGTATATTGTTTTTTCTGGATTAGTTACAGCTTGCCTTTTAGCTGGGTCACCAACTAATCTTTCTCCTTTATTTTTAAAAGCTACAATAGATGGTGTTGTTCTTTGACCTTCACCATTAACGATAACTTTAGGTTCGTTGCCTTCTACTACAGCAACACATGAATTTGTGGTTCCTAAATCTATTCCGATTACTTTTCCCATTTGTTTAATTTTATTTATATTTATTTGTTTATTTATGAGAAATATATTAATATTTTTCTCGTAAATCAAGTATTCAAATAATATACCATGACAAAAATACTGACATTATGTCATATCGTATTGTCAAAAAGACAAGGGTTGATTATTGGGATTATTATTGGTATGATTTTAATTAACTAAAAATATTTAAATATGCCTATGAAATTAGAAGGAAGTTTCGCTGATTTTGAATCTGACGAAAACAAAAGTAAAACAAGAAAAGAAAAAACGTCTATTAAAAGTAGAACACCAGTTCTTGATAATTTTTCTAGAGATTTGATAAAATATGCGGAAGAAGGAAAGTTAGACCCAGTTGTTGGTAGAGGAGATGAAATAAATAGAATAGCTCAAATACTTTCTAGAAGAAAAAAGAATAACCCTGTATTAATAGGTGAACCAGGTTGTGGTAAAACCGCTTTAGTAGAAGGTTTAGCTATTAAAATAAATGAAGGTAGATGTCCTAGAAATCTTTTAGACAAAAGAATAATAGCTTTAGACTTAACTTCAATAGTAGCTGGAACAAAATACAGAGGTCAATTTGAAGAAAGAATGAAAGCTATTATTGATGAATTGAAGGACAATCCAAATATTATAATATTCATAGATGAAATTCATACAGTTGTTGGAACTGGTAACGCTTCTGGTTCTTTAGATGCTGCAAATATATTCAAACCAGCTTTGGCGAGGGGAGAAGTTCAATGTATCGGAGCTACCACCATAAATGAATACCGAGAAAATATTGAAAAAGATGGTGCTCTTGAAAGAAGATTTCAAAAAGTTGTAGTGGAACCAACAACAATGGAAGAAACATTACAAATTTTAAATAACATTAAAGAAAAATACGAAGACCACCATAAAGTAAAATTTACTGAAGAGTCATTATCTACTTGTGTTATGTTAGCTGAACGTTACATAACAAATAGAGAATTTCCAGATAAAGCTATTGATATTATGGATGAAGTGGGAGCTAAAGTTCAAGTTGATATTGAATATCCTAAAGAAATTGAAGATTTAAGGTCTAAGTTAAGTGATTTAAAATTAGAAAAAGTTGAAGTTGTTAAATCACAAAAATATGAAAAAGCTGCTGAACTTAGAGATGAGGAGAAAAATGTAGTTAGAGAATTGGAAGATAGAAAGTTAGAATGGGAAATAGAAATGGAAAGTAGTAGAATAGATATTACAGAAAAAGACATATATGATGTAGTGTCACAAATAACAAAAATTCCTTTATCTAAATTAGATGCTGATGAAACAAAAAGTCTGCTCACATTAGAAAAATCACTTAAAAAATTAGTAATTGGGCAAGATGAAGCTATACAAAAAATAGCTAGAGCTATTCGCAGAAATAGAGTTGGTATTCGTGAAGTTAAAAAACCTATTGGTTCATTTATGTTTTTAGGTTCTACTGGTGTAGGTAAGACTCATTTAGCTAAAGCGATAGCTAAAGAAGTTTTTGGTAGTGAAGATGCTTTAATAAGATTAGACATGTCAGAATATAAAGAAAAATTTAATTCTACTAGATTAATTGGGTCTCCTCCAGGTTACGTAGGTTATAATGAAGGTGGTCAATTAACCGAAGCGGTTAGAAAAAAACCTTATTCTGTAATTCTTTTAGATGAAATAGAAAAAGCACACTCTGACATATATGACTTATTGTTACAAATATTTGATGATGGTCATATAACTGATAGTTTGGGTTGAAAAATTAATTTTAAAAACACTTTATTAATTATGACATCTAATGTTGGAGCAAAACAAGTTTCCGAATTTAATAGTCCTTTAGGGTTCTCAACAAAAGAAAGTGAATCAAGACTTGAGGAAAAAAGAGAAGCTATAATTAAAAAAGCACTTAAAAATACCTTTAGACCTGAATTTTTAAATAGAATAGACCAAACAGTTGTATTTAAACCTTTAGAAAAATCTACAGTCTCTAAAATTATCAAATTAGAAATAAAATCACTGCAAGATAGATTAGTTGAACAAAATTATGATATTTCATTTGACGATTCAATAACTAAATTTATTCTTAATGAAGGTTATGATGAAAAATTTGGAGCTAGACCAATTAAAAGAGCTATTCAAAATAAAATAGAAGATTTTATCTCTGAAAATATACTAAAAGGTGATATTTTAGAAAATATGAAATATAAAATTAGTGTTACTAAAGATAATGAAATTGTAATTAATACAATTTAATTAAAATTTTTCAAGGGAAGTTCTACGCCAACCGTCACTCCCTTTAATATAAAAATAATTATCGTCCCTAACCATAGTACCTACCCTACCAAATGAATCGTCTGTTGAAGTTGGGGTGTAATCTGGGACGATATTATTTTCTTTGACTAATTCTTGTATCGCTGAAATTAACCAAGGAATTAATTCTTTATATTCTACAGTTAAAGTACCACTACCATTAACTCTTTCTCTTACTATTTGTGGTATTACTTTTTCTACTTCTTGTGCTATTAAACCAAATACTTTACCTTCTCTTAATTTCATTTCTTCTTTCCACTCAAATGAAACTGGATTTAATAAAATGATTTTTTCTAAAGCGTTAGACAAAGTTTCCACATTATTTTTAAGTGATATATCTGAAGCTCCATCAATTATTAAACCATCACCATTAGTTTGTAAATCACTAACATTTGTAAGACCATCTATAATTAAATTTGGTACATATACTGTATTATTAGCAGTTGCTGTTATACCACTACTACCTATAACTGCACTAAACAAACCACTAATAGTATTACCACTACCACCAAGTATCACAGAATAATGACCTGTATTATCTATATTTGAATTAATACCTCCAAGAATTGCTGAATAATCACCATACGCTCCTAATCTCCCACCTGTATTATTTGTGAAATGAGTAAATGAGGTAACCCCACTAGCAACTGTATTCCTACCACCAGCATGTGAATAAATTCCACTAGCTGTTGTTCCACTACCTTCTGCATGTGAAGCAGTACCACTAGATGTTGTAAAACCACCTTCTGCATGTGAAAAATTACCACCAGCAATTGTAGAACCACCTTCTGCATGTGAAGCAGTACCACTAGCTGTTGTACTACTACCTTCCGCATGTGACAAATCACCACTCGCTGTTGTTCCAGCACCTTCTGCATGTGAAGCTCCTCCACTAGCTGTTGTTACACTACCTTCTGCATGTGAATAAGGACCACTAGCTTCAGTATTATTACCTTCTGCATGTGAAACAAGACCACTAGCAATTGTTAAACTACCTTCTGCATGTGAATAAATTCCACTAGCTGTTGTTCCACTACCTTCAGCATGTGAAACAAGACCACTA